AACAATGATCTCTCTTTGATCATCGAAGTCACCACGATCATTGATTATAGTCAAAGCGATAGACTCGGCATTCGCATCGTCCTGAATGAAGTCGTTATCGATTCGGAAGAGCTTTTCATCAAACCCATCTGATGTGCCGATACTTGCATCATTCTGTTCTCGAATATAGATATGCTTTATAACCTTCGCAGGTGTACCAAACAATTCAATCTGCGTAATGAACACAGAGGCAGCACCGGAGTTGCTAAACTCCATCTTAAAAGATGTCGAGAATAGGGTAGTATCATCAAGGGAAATATCACCGTTCTTCGGAGCGCCCGAACCGTCTAGCTTCTCATTTGTAGCGTAGAGGCTTGTTGTTTTGCTATCGATATAAACCGGATCATCTACAGCAGTGGTCGGAATGTCACCATCATTATCACTAAAGTTTGCGAATATATCGACACTGTCACCGGCAGGGACTTCAATTGCGCTTTCAAGTTCCCAGATCTTCTGGTTCGATTGTACGGCACGTACATTACTAAAGACTTCTGCAACGTTGATGATCCGCTCCTCACCGGGGGTTCGTATATCAAGAACAGTATTCGTTGAGAAATCCCAGACCTTCGTATTGCTGAGCCAGTTAACACGGTTCTGAAAGCGCGTTACGCCATTCTCATCAACGAAGAAATTACCAAGATCGGCAGAGACAACCTTATCAATGCCATCTTTAATCGTTGTTCCTTTAGGGAAATAGGCGAATGGGATTGTAATCGTTCCGGTATCAAGATCGAACTGTGACGAGAGAAGGCCAGCGTGATCTTCTAAGAGGTTCTGGATAATCTCATCACTCCGTAGATCCTCGTAGATCACGGCCTCATCCAATGGCTTGTTGATAAAGGACGTCATGAAGTCTACACAGTTGAATGTCGCTGTCTTGCTCTTCTCATCGACAACGGGAAGGCCAACAGTAAGCCCTACGAATACTTGCAGCAGCTCATCATTAAAACCCATAAGAACTTTAACGGGACGTCGAGGCAAGATGAAATCACCAAGAGAGCTTGAGCTATTACTCGGCGTGAAAAGACCATCGCTATTATTAAGAACAAACTGTGCCTGCGCAACTGTAATCGAAGACGTCGGCTGATCAACTTCACGATTGTAGTTAATCGATATAATGCGATCCGAGAAGTCCTCATAATCAAACTTGTCCCATTCTTGTACGACGTCCTGCGTGCCTTTCAAAAGATCGGTGCCACCAATTAAGGAAGTACCTACCTCAAAGAAGTCGATGCTGGCATCGTAATCCTTCTTGAAGCTTATGTAGATCTTGCTGCTAATCTTACGTAAACCAGCTTCTGTCGTGTCAAAGAATTCTTGTGTGACTTCTTGCATTACGAGACTCCAGCAAGGTTGTCTGGGTCTTCCGGTTCAAGTGTTATAACGAATTTCTTTACATGGTGCTTCGTGAACTTTAATTCCGCCTTTGTCGGCATGTTCAAATAGACAGAGAGATTGCTGATTCCTTCATTATCTTCGCTGAATGTCAGAAGCTCATTGTTCGTATACTGGTCTTCGTAAACATCTCGTAGATCGTCATATTCAGAACAGGTTAGATAGGCAAACTCTACCGTCCAGATCGTTCGGTTATTAAATGTATCGACAACTTGTTTGCCATTCAATGTCTTGTTTTTCGCAGCTATCGGGTCTGTCCCCTGTATCAGCTTATACCGATCGTCTACTGAGAATGAGTTGCCTACACTATCTAAATCCATTACGACCTCACGATTACTGGTTTACCGGCGCCAGCAAGCCGCTCATTTGCAGCCTCGACGCCATCGATCATAAGATCTGCTAGTTCTGTCCGTGACCGCACAAATGCACCATCAATGTTGATAATGAATGTGTTCCCAGCAACAGCAGTAGAACCAGTACCGATTGCAGGTGCTGCTGATTCTTTTGCTGATGGCACTTGAAGATCAAATAGGCTTTTATATTCTTCCTCGATTACACCAACGCCAGCTTTGACGTTATCAACAAGCGAAGGGGACTCACGATGGAAAGGATTAATCTTCTGAAGAGAATCTCTGATGCTATCGGACTTATCGGAGATGAAACCAAGAGCATCAAGGAAAAACTGTTTCACCTTATCAAACGCTTTCCGAAACGGTTCAGATATTGCGTCTCCTATGCCAGAGAAGAAATCCGCGATCTTTCCACTAACCCTTAGTGCGAACGCTTGCAATCTTAGAAACCATGTTATAACCTTTGTGATCGCACGGATTATAGAGAGAATGGCGACAATAAAGATACCGATAATGATACCAGCAACAACACCGAGTACGGCACCAACGATCTTCAATGTATCTATGATCTCTTGGCCGTGTTCTTCCCAGAACTCTTTCAAGGTGGGGATCAAATCGTTCTTTATCGTGTCCCATAAGTCTTGGAATGCTGGCAACATCGCATCCCATACGTTCTTCGCAATATCAACAATAACCTTGAGAACCGGCTGCATGCGCTCCCATAGCTCTACGAGCTTATCCTTTACGCCGACGATGATAGGCTGAATCGTTTCCCATGCAGCTCGCCAGCCACCCATGCGTTCTACGATTAAGTTCACGAGAAATCCTATAGCAGCTCCAATGGCTAAGAAGGGGAGTAGTGGCGCAAGGGCCGTCCAAATCGATGTGCCAAGTGCTACAAACGCAGGTACCAACCCGCCTAAGATAAACCCAATAATTATTGGAAGCTTCTCTTCAAACTTTGGGAAGATCTCATCATTAAATTTCTTCATCAAACCTTCTGGGCCACCCATTGCTTCCATCCAATCATTGAACGCATCGATCATAGGCCCAATCTTATCTGTGATAGCTTCACCAATCTTTTCACTAAAGTCACCGAGTATATTCTTCGCAGCCGCCATCTTACCTTGGAATGTATCACGCAATGCTTCATTGACACCGCCATAGTTTGCAGCAAGAACCTCAGCGAGCTTAGCAGCACGCTCTGTCTCGGTGCCATTCTTGATAATCTCTTCGTCAGCTTCGGAGAATGAAACACCATATCGGCCAAGTGCACCGATATTACCTTCCATGACCTTACCCATCAGATTGCCAATATTAACAAAATCATCGCCTGTAGCATTAACGCCTTTCTGTTTCGCTACCATATCTGCCATTGCTGGTGTTAATGACTTAATCGCGTCAGTAGACAGCTTGAATGTTGCGAGCTGTGATTGACCTGAAATGATCGCCTCATCGCCAATAACACCAACTGCCTGCTGTGCAGAAGCGAGTTCAAAGAGCTCTTGTGTCTGTTCCTTCGTGGCCCCAGTATTCTCTTCATGTAATTGAATAAGTTCCGCCTCAGCACGAGCCTGTATATTAAACGCCTCGACGGACTTTACACCGATAGCAACGAGCCCAACACCAATTCCAGCAAGGCCTTTGGCCAAAGACTTTGAACCACGCTCAGCGGCTTTGAAGCGCTTTTGCATAGCCTTCGTTGCATTTGAAACCTGTGTCTTTGCTGAGCCAAGCCCTTTTCGGAAATCCTTAGTGTTGAGATCAAGATTCCATACGACTGAACCACCTACTACATCTGCCATATTCTACTTATTGATTATGCTCTGATAGTATTTTAGCATTTTCTGGGTTCCTTGTCCCTTCTTAGTATGAGGCCCTGCGACGATCCTTGTGAGTTCGTGCATCTTTCTCGCTTCCTCTTTCGCCGCTATATTGAGTAGCCTCAAAACACGAACGTAAGGCATCCTCCTTGCTTCGGAGTATTTATACTGTGGGTAGTGATAACAAAAGCGCCCCAGAACGTCCTCGGATTTGATTTCCTTCTGGGGTACTCTTTGCGCCTTTATTACTGGCATTTTATTACTTCGTATCCATTCCCATCTCTTTGTGTATCATCGCCCAGAAGTTACGCCATCGTGGGATCGTAAGCTTCTCTGCGACTTCACTGAATGGCGGAACCTCTTCTCCAACGGGAGTAATGAACTGATACATATATTCATTACTCTTATCTGCATCACCTTTGCTAATTTTTTCGATCTCATTGAATTCTTCAGTATTTGGGTGACGGAAACTATATGTATGTCCCATCACTGTGAATTCAAAGCTCTCTACTACGTCATCTTCAAGATCATAAGTATGGTTCATTTTGGCCTTATCTATTTTATCTTGTAGATTCTTGACTTTAGTCATTAGCTGACTACAGAGATTGTGCCTGCTGCAAAGAACTGCATCGTTGCTTCGTCTGCCGCTGCTTCACCGATGAACTTAACCATTATCTTCTCAAGCTTGTTATCAATCTCGATACCTTCAAGCTTCGTACGCGCATTAACGAGTCGTGTGACTTGTCCTGGATTTGCACAAGATGTTATATCAAGGTTGTTATAGATGTCATTAGTATCACAAGCAAGTGGTGCAACATCGATTGCGCCATCAGCATTGTTTACTGTCTCGCCAGTGCTTAATACTTCACCGTTAGCAACAAAGTGCTGTGGTAAGAGAGCAGCTAGGGTTGGAATATCAGAAGCAAGCAACGTGATGATTGCTGTTGCCTTGAAATTTCCATCAATTTCTACAGTACGACCACCGAGGGTTTGAAAATCCTCTGAGTCAATTTCATGTTCTGCGTCGATTTCTTCAACGTCATTTATTGTATTGTCACCCCAGTTAAGGGTGAACGGGCCACGTATGATTGCCATTATTTTGTTTCCTTATAATTCTTAGTCATGTATTGTCACCGTAACTTGCACAACGCCTATCGTTCTATCTTCTAGCCCCAGGTCTTGCGAAGTGGGGAAGGCTGTTGCTTCTAATTCTATTGTATCATAGCCAGATAACTGTGTGCAATCGTCACTGTTCACCGTCTCCTCGAATGATTGCAATATCTCGTGAACATCGTTCGAATCAATGTTCCTGTAGAAAACCTGTAAGATATAGTTCTTCAACATCTCATTCGTCTGGTTCTTCTGCAATGCTGCACCCCCACCTGCTACTACCCAAAAGCATGCATCGGGCGCATCTTCTGCTACACCGTTAATAAAGAGATCAGTTCCAAATGTACCGAAACCCTCATCCTCCATGAACGTGGCAAATGATCGTGCGATGTTCATGATAAACCTGCCATCTTAGCGACTGAAGCTGTCTTTTTTGACGCAGCATCTTTAACAGCATTCTGGGCATAATGTGGCCCAGTCCCTGGTGTCGTGTAGTTTTGGAAACGCCTTGATTCCTGAATCTGTGCGTACTTCTTATTCCAAGCGATCTCACCCTTTAACTTGCCGATAGTTATAACAACATCTTGTCGTAGATTACCTTTATCCTTTGGGGTCTTTGATTTCGCTAAAGCTTTAATCGCATCACCCATGAAACGGAGAAACGTATTAGATCGTGCTTCCATCATGGTAGCCACTTGGTTCGTATTATCTTTTACTTTTACTGTGGCCATTACGATACTCCTTGTAGGGGTCGTGTCTTCTTCAACTGCATGTCAATGTTATCAATCTCATTCGCTAGGAGATGGTCGCGGTTCACATTGACGCTGACAACCTTAAACCAGCTCTCATCATCTGATGCACCAAACAGCGGCATCAAGATATACATTCCTTGGAGACGATTAAAGTTTCCCGATATAAAAGTATTTAACGGATCGGGATAGCATACTGCATCAGAGTCCGTATTCTCCTGGAATGAGCCTTGTTCAAAACCAGTGTTCTGTAAAAAGATTACATCAACACTTGCGGATTCTGCAACGGTTTTATCGCCTCTATATCCACCTGCTGTTACTCTGTAGAATGTCGCAGTGTCTTTGTATTCTAGATTCATATCGTCAGGGTCTTAAATTCCGAACCATTCGGGCCAGCATACTTCTTGATTACTGACTTATTATGCGCTTCCATCTCTGGCCGTGTATCATCCCACTTGCTGTAATTGTGCGTACCGAGTGTCTGGGATCGTACGTTATTATTTGGATCTGAATACCAGGTAGTCATCTCAGCCCATACCTGATTCAAATCATCAGGGATTGCAGGTGAACCGTCCCAGAGCCAATCAGCATCAACGGCCATCTGTACGCAAAAACAAGATGCAGTAGCACAGAAGCACCAATCCTCACAATCTTCGATGTATTTAATAAAGCCCTGTCGCTCTTGTAGTCGATATTCATCAGGGTCGAGCGTTCTAAATGTCACACCGTCTTTCACAAGCTTTACAGCGTGTACGTCTGTGCATGGATCAATGACAAGGAAATGATCTTTTAGATTATAGCGGTACATCCTATAGGCATACACAACCGCATCCGGGTCTTCCAAATCATCTACATCAATGTTCGGGCACGGGCATTCGAGTGCAGTCTTACCAATTTCGGTATATTCGTTATCGTTAGCATCTGCTTCGGTTAACGTAAAACCTAGCATCGTTTCAAGAATCCGCTGCGTTCGAGTAATCTGAGCGGTTACGACGTCTACACGGTTTGCTGGAACCGTTATACCAGTTAATGTTTCGTATTCATTCAATGTCATAACGTGATTATAACATTTTTCGCATAATAAAACACCGCCCATGCGGACGGTGCTCTACTGTAATTGACTTTTAGTGTTCGTCTAGCTTACGCCAGGTGCTGACATGCCGACGACACGGCTTGTGTCTCGGATTGCTGCACCGCGGAAGAATGAGCCACGAAGGACTAATTCATTTCGCTGGAATGCGCTCTTAACTGTTCCGCTTTCCTCGTAAGCAGCTTCGGTCGAGAGGTCGAATGAAAGACCACCACTCTGACGTCCGCTGAACTTCGAAGCATCGATGTAGAATACTGCCTCTGTGATCGTCACAGTTGCACCTTCTACAGTGAATGACTTCGTTTCTGCTGTGTTCAATGTTGGGAGAAGTTCGTTCGGTACAACGATGTATGGTGAACCTGCGATTAACGGCTGATCACCAGTGGTGAACAGACCTGCCAATGGCCCACTAATACCTGCGCCAATTGCTGTGCTCAGTAGCTGACCATAAGTCTTCTGGTTGAAGATGAATACGCCGCCCATAATCTCTTCCTGTGCAAGCGTCCAAGTATCAATCCAACTCTTGAGACTATTTACGTCACTGGTTGTAGCGTACGTGATCGACTGACCGGTTGCATCAACTGCCTGCTGCATGCGCGCAATGGCGAGCTGTGACTTCTTACGATCATGATCCGTTCGATAGCCTTGTGAGATGTCACCAATCATGTCAGTTGCAAGGAATCGCGTAGCGTTGTTACAAACTGGTGTAACTGCTGCAAGCTCCTGCAAGTTCGATGTATTGATATTCGCCGTGTACTCACTGATTGGCTTCAATTCACCGTCTGCACCGTCGTTGCAATTCTCAACTTCCGTCATATCAACGTCACCGTCGCGTGTCAACCATGACATTTGGAGACTGAGTGTCTCTCGGAATTCGAGGATACTCAAGAATGATGCAAAGTCGCTGCGAAATCCCTCAATATCGCTAAGCAACTCTGGTGAGATAACGAAGTTGCCAAAGTCAGCAATCGTCATCGCGTTCGAGACTTTGCCTTCCTTCTGCAATGCTTCTACATGGAACTTGTTAACATCTTCGAGCTTCTTACCAGCTTCCTGGTTGCCGCCCTTGAGGTAATCCCATGCGTAATTGATCTGATTCTGCGTACGTTGCAGATGATCCATCGATGAGAGTTCGTTCGAAACAGACTTAGCCTTCACGTCTGTTTTGGTAAACTCTGGTTCCTTCGCCGAGTTGTCAAAGACCTTCTGCTCAATTGCATCGATCTTTTCGTTTACTTCCGTAAAAGCACTTTTGATAAGCTCACTAACAGACTCATCAGTCTTTTCAGCCGGTGCGTCTTCCTTGACTTCTTCTTTTGGCTCATCTTGTACTTCCTCTTTTACTTCCTCCTTAACTTCTTCTTCGTTCTTCACTTTTTCCTTCATGCCTTTTTCCAAATTAGTTTCTTGCTCCCCATTTTTAGTTTCCTGTCCATTCAAGTATACTTTTTCCACAGAGCTGGTGTCAAGACCGTTCTTCTGGGCCTTCTTCACAGAATTCAGCGCGACTTCATTGATCGCCGCTGATTTGTTATTTCCCATGACAACTGCGCTCAATCCAACTAACTCTGCATCATGATAGACACCGTCGTCATCCGGTGGTGGCCCGACTGTCTCAATTGAGAAGTCTGTCAGGAACCCACCTTTAATCATGTCATACGAGAACTGCGCTAATGCGCTCTCTTTTGTTGCGAACTTGATACCGTCAATCGTTACCTTATTCCCTTGCTTCTTTACGCCAAAGGTCTTACCGATAATCTCTTGAATATCGTTGCTATGATTTGCTGTAAGATTGTCCTTATATGCATCAAGCTTCATTGAGGGAATATCGTAACGGGTGTCATTCCATTGCGTTGAATCATCGGTGATTGTCAGACTGTTCGTGAAGCTAACCGTATCGGTACCATCATCGACAATAGTGTTCGTATCAATGCTGAACGTTTGCGTATATTTACTCATCCTGTTTCTTGAACTTACGATTCTTTCTTTTAACTTCGACCTCGTGTTTTGCGAAACTGTCATTGTGGACGTTAGGCCCACCGAACTCAACCATTGGCTGTCTAGTTTCTTTGGTATACTCGTCTAACTGCTTTTGGCTAAGCTTGTAATGCGGATTCCTCTTCAGTTTCTCAAGTGTATTGTTCATTATCCTTGAACCTTCTTCATATCGCGTTTCGTAGATTCTTTCAGCTCCTGAATCATCTCCTTAGTTTCCTCACGCTTCCTACGAGCCATTCTCATCTGGTCTTTTGTCAGTTTGAACTTCATAGCTTTTCCTTAAAGATCATTTAGACATCCTATTTCTTTTTTCCAATCAGTCCCATCGTAATTGAATTCGAAGTACCAATCCTCTGCATTTCCATTGTTCAGGCTAATAAGATCTGCACCTGCATCACCGTTCCTAATCTTAATCGTTGGGTTTGCAGAAGCAGCCTTAACAATATGGATCTTGAAGTGAGAACCCTCTACTGCTGGGCCCTTTTGAAGATCAATGTTATATGTGTATCCTCCACTGCCTGCGGCAAAGTCATAGCGTTGTACCTGATCTTCAGTCCCAACACCAAGCGTTACTGTATCTGCTGCTGATACCTGTGCAACTTCTGTTGTATGACCAGTTCCAAAGTGCGTGTTATCAACGACAGCAAATATCCCACTAGAGAATGTTCGCCAGATGACACTAGCTCCAACCTGGGCCTGAACGACACCACCAGAAGCATCTTGTGCTATAAGGGAAAGTGCTCCGCCAGTACCAGCACCGTCTGCGTTACCAGCCAGAAATTGTAGACTTCCGCCGTCTCCGCCTCCACCACCTGCTGCATCCGAAGCCTGTAAAGAGACGTCATCTCCATTGGTATTACCGAACGCATTGATCGTTACGATGTTTATTCCATTCGACACATCAAGCATGGTAACGTCCCAGTCACCAGCAAATACAAACGCTGCATTATCTGAGCTACCACCGTTTCGATCGCAGCTGGCAAGCATCGCATTGTATTGGATGTCAGCGTCATCATCTGCATGCCCTGTCACAGTCGTAGAGAACGATGGCATGAACGGTTCGTTCGTTCCAGTCAAGCCACCAGATTCGAGTGTATAGCTATACCCGACAAAGCCATCTTCGGCAGGTGTAATTGCGCCTGTTATTACCGATACATTAAACGCAACGAATTCATCAAGCGTACCTGGGTCATCGTCACCATAGAGCAGTTCAAACCCTGTGGTTGCGTTAGATAGATCGTTAGCTTCTATTTGAACTAATGCGCCTGGATCAGCAACGTCACCGTAAACACTAAGGACGCCATCGGCAACCATTGCACCACTGCCGTCGAGATAAACTACTGAATTGTTTGTTCCTCCTACAAACAGATCACCAGATGATACTCTGGCTTTTCTGTGTACAGGCATTTAGTTATCCCTTGTCCGTGCAAAAACACTTACTGACGCGCCATCCTCTGTGCTATCGACATACAGATCCTCCATCTTCCTCCCAGCTACTTTTGTGCGGGATTCGTCGTCATCTTCTGAATAAACGTCTTGTGGGTCAAGCGACAAGCCAACCTCATTTGCTGAATCAACATCTTCACCACCGTAGTGTATTCGAGCACCGTCAGCTATATCTGCGTTGGTTGCAACTGCTTCAACATTCAATTCAACAATCGTCCCTGCTTCAGCTCCAAGCGGTACTCGCGTGCCTGCCGTCGTTACTGTAACCTTCTTTGTTATAATCGCCATAATTCTCTTTCCTCTTTCGTGCACCTACATTGTAGCATCTTTTTTCTTCGATGCAGAGCCCTTCGCCGTGTCGATGCTTTTTTCATCTTCTAAACCAGAAAGTAATAGTACTTGGCCCAATACAAATGGTGTGAATCCTGCACGGTTTGCGTCACATGAACGCTTAATCAGATCAACGACACCGGTATCAACAGTAAACTCATCACCTGCGTCGTGAATCTCTTTCGCTGCGTTATAAAGGCGTGCTGCCTCAAGTGGTGTAGCTTTTTCAAATCCAGCGGCAACAATGTTCGCAATAACCGACTTTACTGTCTCGCCTTCTTCTGCCTTCTTATCAAGCTTGATTTCATCGCCGTTTAGGTCAAGAATCTTTGTATCGAGGTTTACGAGCTTCATACTATTTCCCTTCAATAATTATATCTTTGCCTGCGTGCTTCTGGCCCACGCTATTAATAAAGTTTTTTCCTGCTGTTTGCTCAGCAACGAGAACCTCTTTGTTCGTTGCACGAGCTTTCTTGTTTATTATGGTCTTCCTACGTGTTTGTCGATCGACCGTCTTGCCGTCTACTTCTAACAGGTTACCATCGCTATCGAGCAAATCAAACATAAGGGTGAAGATCGTCTGGTACTTCCCTGTCTTACCACTTAATCGATTGATACGAGTACTCTTTATTATGATCTCAATATCAGCACATTCGTTGTAGAGTTGTTTTGGCATTATTCTTCTATATGTCCTTGTGCTTTAAATTGCGCGTCTTCTAAATCGCCACCTGTTAAATCGTCTTGTAGCAGAATCTCTAGGTAGTCGCTGGTGCTTCCATCAAGATGCACGTAGGCATCTGATTTCTTAATTGTGAAACGGCCCTTCAATCCGAATTTGTTTGCTGGTGCCTTTGGTACCGAATCAAAATCAAACATGTCCTCCATCAGGTCCTGATCTGTTTTCCAGTTTGATATTAAGCGGGTCACACCATCATTGTTTATTCTCATCACAACGCCATTCGTCAAGGCTGTAAGGGATAAGAATTTATTAGTAGCTGATTGTGAATCCGTAATCGCAGCCCACACAACTCTCCATATATGCCACACCTCACCAGATGGTGGTTGCAGCTTGTACGATACAGGAGCAGCGAGACTTCCGGCTGCTGTTGCTATATTCGGATCTACGATCTCTACAGTTGCAGGAGTTGAGGTCGTATACGCATTATCCATCGGCCTGTCTAGGGTAAGTACATTAGCTCCTAGCTTTGCTGTGATCTTTGCAAAGTTGGTTTCTTCCGTGTCACCTTCAGAGATGTTAACCCAGTCACCAACAGTAAACGCAGCATCGCTTACGACCGTTACAGCCGTATCTCCCGCCGATGCGTTGGCATTCACATTCGATGACGTTCCACTAGACTCAATGAAGTACCTGTTGATCATCTTCCTGTGAACATCGGAAACGTGTGTATTTATTGCTCCTTGCGTGGAGCCAACATTCAAAAAGTCTCCGGTAGTACTATCGAGAGTTGTGATGACTGACTTCACAAGCTCAGCATCATCCTGGCCCGAGATGGCGTCGGCAACTCTATGGCTTGAAGGCTTGATATAAACAGATTTGAGAATCGTTTGTAGCCTGAATGTAGCCTGTGCACCAGCGCCATTTGTATAGACTACTCTGAAGTACTTCGCCGCTGGCTGGAAGCTGTATGTCTCTGCGGTACCAGCAGCTATTGTGTATTCGTCTGTATTGTCTACATTGACTCCATCAGTTGAGAACTGAACGACAAGACCATCAGTTGCACTCGCAACATCGGCAAACACACTGATCTGAATAACACCAGTATTCGTTATCTCTTCGAAAGCCCCAGGGAAGTTGTCATTCCCGACAAGCGGCGTGTCGGTAGAGTTATCAGTGGATACCGATCCCTGAATCTCTGTTATTACCATTTCTCTAATCTTTGTCATCTCTTACCACCATCCTTCAGTTGTTTCATAATGGAGAATTAATGCTTCTGAGTCTACGAGATCGAAGCTCACACCAGCCCCGAAGCCTAACAATGTTTCTGATCCATTTGGATCAATCGTTAGATCGTTTCCTGAACCGCCTACATTGATTATACGATATTCTGTGCCATCAATACCAGCAGGTAGATTTAACGTCCATGCCCCACCGTCGGTATCGCAATAGACTATATGGTGAGTCTCATCAAGAGTCTGAGGCCCACTGGTGAAACGTGTCGTACCAACGATTCGCCCTTGTGTTGTATGGAGCTGAGCACTTGGGTTGGGTGTTCCAATCCCGATTCTATTGGTGCTTACTTTAACCCATAAGAGATCAGCGTCTGTCTGACCCATTACGAGGAAGTCGCCTGTTGCTGTTTGGCCTGTGTTAAAGTCAATCATTCCACCAATAGAACGCATTGTCCTATTGATACCAGGGGAGCCGCTTGTTTCGTCAAGGATTATACCGGCCGCATTGGCGATATTAGCATGTCCCTGGTTATTGACTATATAACCAATGTTCACACCGCTGATAGTTCCGTTACCGGCCATTAACGGAGAACTCGCCTGAAAGGCAAATGTCGCAACAGAGTCCGCAGCATTTGTGCTTATGTTACTGACACCACCAACAACGCCAACCATGTTTGTGGCAACACCAGATGAGGCTGCATCCATTTGCGCAAGATAGAGACCACCAACAAGCGAATCTATCAGGTTACTACCACCGTAGATCGAGACGCCATCCACGCCCTTCATTTGTCCAATATGGCCGGTACCAGTAGCAAATGAGATGAATCCCATTGACGTCGATGAAGCAGCCGACGCGTCTCCTACAGGATTATGGACGGCATTATAAAGCATGCCTCGCCTGATACCGGTTGTATGTGTAAATACTTCAGCAGCGCGTACAACGTTATCAGCGTCAGGTGGGAAGGTACCAATGCCAATATGGCCACTGAAATACGTCGTACCAGTGATCTCTAAGGCATCAGCATTGCCAAGATCGGTACTTGAGCCAATGAGCGTCTTATCGAGGAGTACAATATTCCCTTTGCTCGCATGGCTTGTGCTTTCAAAGGTTAAATCATCGCCACTAGCAGTGCCACCAATAAGAGTCTGGCCACCAGCACGGCCAGCTAGGAGAGCATATTGTGTATGGTCATCATCGCCAAGGCCCGCTAAACCACCATGGTGTACACCGCCAGCAATAACATCGGCGGTAATCGTTCCTGCTATGCGGTCATATGTAAAATCAACAGAAGCAGAATCAACCAGAATATTTCCAACTGCATCTTGTGCTCGTTTGTCATTATAAAGATCACCGGTGAATTCTATGTTTCTTTTATTCGCGTCTTCTATGAGATCAAAAACACCAAGGGCCTCAAGCCCTATTTCCAAATCTACAAGTTTTTGACCCATGCTAGCCATCTATTTTCTCTGTTGTCCACGAGAAACCCCCATTACTTTTTCGTGTGAACTTTGTAACAAGTTTAAAACTGTCAAACTGCTCTTCAACAGAACTCAACCGACCCTGACTATCTTTGAAAATCTGGCCGCTATTCGATTCCTCATCAATGAATATATTCTGAACTTCAAGAACGGCATTCTTGATAATGCCTTCCACCTCTTTCTCTGTAGCAGGTTGCACTCTATCCAACTCAAGACTGATGAGACGCTCGATACTCTTCCTAATGTCTACTGAGAGCCCCTCTTCCTTCTTCTCCTGCGTCTTAAGATAATCAACGACAGTATTCTCCGCAAGCGCATCGATTCCTTTGGCGATCTTTTGGACATGGTTCAACACCTCATTGCGATCCCGCTCAGCGAGCTTCTTTGCTTTTATACGAAGCTTCTCTGTCGTCTTTGCGAGTGAGGTGTTACGTTTCTTTTCTGCTTTTTTCTTGAGATCATCTAACTTCATAGTCCTTCAAGTAGATCATCAAGTTCATCTACATCCTTCGCAAAGTCCCTCTTCTCCTTATTCACTTCCTGCCGTTCCTTTCGCACATCCTTCAAGACTTCTTTTGCTTCTTTGACTTCATTGATTATAGCGTTCTCAGCTTCTGTTCGAATAACGAGTTCGTAAATACAAGCACAATTCACATGTGCGTTTCCAGCCTCAAGATCGGTATAGTTCACATCCAATACTTGCTTGCTATCGCCCTTGCCAACAACAACCGTATCCCCAAGGTTTCTAAAGTTGCTATCAAATGGAACCTCACCCTCGGCTTCTAAGGAAAGACAGAAGTCACATGGATCATCAGAGCGCGTTACCCATCGCTTAAAGGCACGGCTCTCTAAACCGTTCTGGCTGATGAACTGACGATCTGCATCAAACTGCGCCATGGTAAATGCACGATTCGTTTCAGTACGTGCTATCGCTTTAGCCCTGTTCTCAGAGATCTTCGTACCGAACGATTCCGTGATCTTTCCTTGAATCTCAACAACAGATAGGCCTTGTTTCGCACCATCTCGTGCCACTTGTAATACATCGCTTACAACAGTATCGACGTGAGACTTGGCGGTCTTCTCAGAGATCTTGTTAATAAAAGCGTTTGAGTTCTTATCAATCTTGTACTGACCTGGAAGTGTAAACGTGCTGATCCTCTTGTTAATCACGTTCTGTCCTTCTAGGAAGAATACGACTCCATAGAATTCGATTAATACCGTCTTGAGTTCCCTCTCTACGCGCTCCTGCTCTGTAGCTGTGACAAGGTCATCTTCCTGTAATTGATTATCGATCTTCTTTGGCAACCGATCTATAGCAGCAATAACGAGCTGCTCCTCAGCCTTAATAATGGCGTTTTGTAATGCACCCTGCTGCTCTTGTACAAGACCCTGTTTCTCCTCTGCCTTCTCTTCTTCGAACTGATTCAATGTAAAAGATTCTTCTGTAAGGTCTTCTTCTAGCTCCTCGGGTTCTTCGGATTCTTCGTCTTCATCTTCTGGTGGTGGTATAATCGGCTCTGGTAATTCAGGCTCACCGATTGCATCAATATCTAACGTACCGTTAACATACCCAGCCGCTGTATCTTCGTCATAACCAAGACGGATCATTTCAATGAAAAGCTCTAGCTCACTTGCACGCACATCGTTTGCAAGCTTGTCTCCAGCATGGTCAACAGGCAGTGGGTTATCAACAACAATAACAGCTTGATTGCTTTCAAAATCTTTAGGATAGAAATTCTTATAATCCTGGTTTAGGGCATCTGTGATAAGAGTGATACGCGGCAAGATATGATCTTCAATACTGAGTTGCTTCTGTACACCAGCAGTATCTCGTGTTGTACCAGATTGCTCGATATTCATCGTTGTCTTGGAAACACCCATGACAGAGAATAGCGTATCGCGGTTCACTTCATTCACATCCTTCAACGCAGACTTCGATAGTTCAACACCCATACTTTGATATTTGATTGAGTTAGCTCCGTTACCGAATACCACCTCACCCTTGGTGTGTCCCTTAACTCGATCTGTAAAGTTTGTGAATTCTTCGTCAGGTAGGATAACGTCAGTCGATAGAATACCAGGTGAGTTGATATTATGCTTCAACGAATGACGTGTATGATCGTTAGCCGTCTTCAATGTGAACTGACTCTCTCTCGCAGCATCCGTTAATGAATACGAACTATTTTCATCAAAAGGGTTAAGCTCACGCATCTCGATAATCATCTCTTTCGGTATCTCTCGGATTTGACCATTACGCGATTCGATATATCCTGCAACTTCAAATGTACTCTTATCGATAACACGCTTTACATCGAAAGGGTTTAAGAGTTTGAATTCTGTCACATTGCCGATACGTTCACCTTCAACTGCGCGTACTACCATAAGATAATACACACCTTCGAGATCCATGTATGTTGATATATCGTTCCAAAATTGTGTGTCTGTGAATGTAGAGGAGTCTTCAATCACTTCGAGATACGGGTGTACAAAACCTTCTATCTCAGAGACAGTTCGTATATTCTCGGTTGCTGTCTTCTTGACCTTATTAGCACGATTCCGAATAGCAGCATATGAATAGCCAGTATAGAAATCTTCGTCCTTCATATTGATCTGCGTCCAGTCGGCAGTCATCATTTTGTTGCCGTGCTTCAAAAACTGTCTTGGCAGAGACATAGTGTTTTTCGCTGGAGACACAATACCTGCGATTCTACTACGGAGGTTATCTATCGTACTCATTAAAATATGATCCTTTTTGAATTCCGCCGTGGGTCTGCATTACCTTGGGCGCACCAATATGCTATATAGCAGCTTTCAGCGTAGTCCGGGCTTACACCCAAAACTTCTTTTATCAATTGTTTTGATTTTACCATAATCGTACGCTCTTCGGTAGTATACTCATGCGCCATTAACTGTTCACGCAATTTATCCATTGTTTCAAGACGAGAATATAATTTGAATTCGCCCTTGTCCATGGCTTGGCTCATCCCATAGATTGCCTCACCACGGAGATTCTTAAAGCTTCCTTCAGATCGTCCACCTGCAATAAATCCTCGTGCATACCATCCCTTAGATCGTAGGAAATCTCTTGTAGATACACCCACACCAATCGCATCAATCGCAATCCTATCTGCGTCCTTCGGCTCGAAGCCATTCTGTTGTGCATACTTAATAATCTCTAAAGCAATCTGATCGCCAATAGCCTCAGTCTTGTCTACCTTAATCTGTCTTTGTTCAGTGACGATATTATTTTCTACCATGGTCATTACAGTGTGGTCGCTACCAGTATCTGCTATATCAGCCCCAATGTATTTCTCACCAGCTTCAATCTTATCAACGAATGATCGATCTATGAGAGAAGGCTTATAGAGCATTGCATCAGTATCTTCGAAATTCCAATCACCTTCAAGTAGTCGCTTTCTCTCAGCATCAGGAAGCTTTCTGAGTACCTCAACATAATTCTTCGGTAGGAAGGGATTGTCTGTTGCCAGTGATGGAACATAGACTCTATACCCCCTCTTCATCTCACCGTCAACTTCCACATTGCCATACTTCCACTTTTGGCACTCTCCACCGCCGAGTGCTACATAGGGCTTGTAGTATTCCGTCTTGATATAGTTCTGAGAAGGGTTGCATGTTGAGATGCTTTTGCCAGTTAGCTTCAGCTCACCATTGAGGTATCTATTCTTACGAGAGATAAACATATTACGGGCCTTCGCTACAACCTCTCCTACCTCTTCAGCCACAACATGTGTGAAGTTCAAAGAACCCATCGAATCAAAGTTCGGGTCACTTGGTTGCTTGATAAGGTCGATCAACTGAATGCTCGATCCATTGATGTATGTTATGAGGCCCTTATGCTCCCTGTAAGTAAACTCGCTTTCAGTAACGCCAAGCATTGGGTGTGCCTCTTTTAAGAGTGTCACAACCGTTGTCTGTTTAAGCCTCGTTAATTCCTTTCGTCCAAGACCGATTCTAATGCCAGGGTATTCTCTACACTGTAAAATCATCCACAGGCAAACGAGGATACTTTTCCCACCGCCAGCGCCACCGCCAAATAGAATATCGACTACTTGCGGATCATTCAGTAGGTTCAGCGCTAGGTTCTGTTTCCTGCTTATCTGAAGGTTCGTCAACGATTTCAATCTTTAGTTTATCGCTAGAAAAGAGACCGCCCTTATGAATGATTGTATCAGGAGCCTTGCCGTGTGTACGGTCCATAATGTCTTTGAAGTATTGGAAGTTGCCCTTCTTCGCTTCTTCAACTGCCTTTTTCATGACTGCATTCACAACCTCATCTACACTTGCAAACTCGCCATCGCTATTTTCCGCAATACTCTTAAGCGCCTTATCTAGCTGATTCTTAAAGCTTACTGAGCCTTTTGGTCGTCCACCACCAGGATTACCTTCTTTGAACAAACCGTTCTCATCAAGGTAGGTTTTCTCTCCGTTTTTTAACGATTCGTCGCTCATACCTTCGTCTCATAACTACCGCACCTTCTGCAAACTCTCCCTTCAGGATCAGCCCCTTCTTTGTGGGTAACCATAAAGTTATTCCCACAGTTCTGGCAATTCACCGTTGTCCTCATCTTTTTCTTGCAGTTGCACATTGTTTAATCTGTCGACCACTTCATTTACTATTATAGCACCAGCTGAGTAGGCCAGCCAATATACGATAAAGTTCTCTGAGAAGTAAGCAAAAGGGATTGCTACCCATATCGAGAGACACCAGAAGCAGTCAAATGCTTCAGTGTATTTACCTACAGTCTTTCTAACAGTCTCAAATATATGAAATGGCCCATCCTCAGCATGCAGTAAACTTGTTACTCGCCATATTGCCAATATGATTATGATAAACTCAATCATTGATCTCCTTCCTGCCGATGTACGTAAAGCTGCATTCAACAATAAATATCTTCATAAGCCAATTCCTAGAACAGGTGTACCTATACCTTTTTATCGCTTCCCCAGTATCGCTCTTATAGCCGGTTAGATACTCTATCTTTTCCATTGGTTTCCCACAGCCCTTACAATAAAGTTCGATCATTTTGTTTGTACCCTTCTTAGCGTCCAGCCGTTCTTGCTTAAATCATCCCTTGTAAATTGCACCTGCTCAATGTTTTGTCCCTCGAAAGATACCTCTCCCTTCTTCATAAGATGACGACAATGCACAGAGTTATCCACATAGTTGATAAGTCCATTTCTCCGCATGGTTAAGCCATAATCTACGTCTGGGCCAAGAACATCCTCGAATGGCAGGAAATTGTGCCCAATATAGTTTTCCTTCTTGGTGAGACAGCAATAGAATCCTGCTGCATCTACTTTCTCAACCGTACTCTTCAAGGGTGTACTGACGATCTCATTCACATCATAAACATCATCAACTTTCCAGGCTCCTATATGCAGATACCCCCATCGTCCCAACTCCACACCGGATATGAATCCTGCATTGGGGTGACTTACATATGACTGCATCAGCTTTGATAAAGCATTGCCTGGCACAATGGTATCATCTTCGATCATGAAGATATAATCACAGGCCTGGATTAAGTCTTTCATCTCATTGTGCACATCAGCGATTCTTTGTCTGCGTCTTTTAATACTAGACGTGCTTGGTAGGCCTTTTCCTCTAAAGACACAAAGACGGTCTTTGAACTTACTATTCACTGTGTAGTTTCTTACCTTGTCGAATAGACGATGGTCTGAATCTACATAGGTCAGAAGGTTCGTATCTTTAGGTACCTCAAGGAACTCAAGAGAGGCAAACAATTGTTCTAAGAATGTTCCACGTGAAACTGGTATGACTATTGTGATCATTTTTCCAATTCTTTTCGTGCGATCTTTTCTATTGCATTAGTAGACGAAGCAGTGAGGTCTTGGTAATAACCGCATCGTTTGCATGTAACAGCATAACGCCTTGATGCAATAATTACGATCTTAATATCAAAGTCTTCATGTTCGCAATCTTCCTGTATGTTGCGACGTTCGAGTCTTTTTAATCGTGACTCAATATTCTCTGTATCATCTTGATTAGTCTCACATTTCTTAGAAAACCACATGATATTCCTCACATTATTTATTGAACAATTCTTCGTACTTCGGTCTTAATACTGTATCGCTAAAGTTATTATACCCTAGATCAAATGCTTCGACCTTCATTTGTTCCATGTCTTGACCTACGATCCAATCGATCTTCTCAGCTAAGGCATCAATGTCAGATTGGTAGACATCAATTGATACCCTCGCTACAAACGATTCCTTGAACGTCGCAGGGTATAACCACTCTTTAGGCAGTAACTCGTTATTCGGGCTTATATCAGGCATGAATACTGGGAGCCCTGACATCAAAGCTTCGTTCGTTGTAAGGGAAAGACCAGCATAGCGTCGTGGGAGGATTAACGCATCGAAATCAGCGTACATGTCCTGTGCTTCTTGTGCATTCTCAACACGGTACTTTATGCGATGATCTGTTCTCATGTACTCATCTGGCAGGGGCTGTTGAGAACGAATGACAATCTCGTAGTCTGACTGTGACTTTTCCACAGCATTGAGCAGGTCTAGTGTACCATTTCTGTCATTCGCTGCTAACGTTCCAACGATATGCAGGAACTTCTTGGTACCTTCTCTTTCAAAGTTCTCTTCCCGCGCTTCCTTAAATTCATTCGGGTCAATTGGTGGTGGTAGATACATGACCTTATCGTCACCAAATCTTTCTTTCATTGTATCCACATGCCAGTAAGAAGGCATCAAGAATTTATACGGCAGTGCAATATTCCTATTGAGATGGTCGCAGAATTCGTAGTTGCTTTGTATGTAGACCTTAACCCCCACGCGCTCAGCAATAGACATGAGATTCAGATTCAGCGGGTTTTCACACACAAGCACATCAGTTAAACCTTGCATGAATTTCCTAATCTCCATGTTGTTCGGAAACCCTTTTACAAGGTAGCCATCAAAGCCATCATACCAATCAAAGTGCTGTTCCTTATTCTTCGAGAAGCCAGATGAATCGATCGCAAGGATACGATCTGGTTTTAACATGTACGTCAGACGACGCGTTTGCGCACCGAGTCCACTATTATTCGCGAATACGATTAGTCCGAGTTTTACCATGTTTGTGTGTCATCATATTTAGCTGCGCCAGCACGACCGTCTGTATGATACGACCGCTTAATATTATCTCCCTCTGGGTGATAGATATGAAGTCTCCACTGATTCCAGCCCTGCTCCTTATCTTTCTTCCAGTCTTCAATCACCTTGCCATGTACTAAGTCTTCTATGAAACAGTTTGCCTTATCTGAAAACTGTTCTGATAGAAGTCGGCGATAGAAAGCAGTACTCGCAATGTGTGGTCTCTGGCTCCACTGCACAGTCTTCAAGAACTCATTCTCTGGCTCACCGATCATTAGGTGTTTATGTTCATCTGGTACCATAGCCTCGAAATGTAGGCGTACAAGATTCGAATCACCAGTAGTAATCAACTCCACAATCTTATCGATATCGATAGCACAATCCGTTACGAGTGGCGTATCCTGTTCAACGTACATAACAAAGTCGGAAAAGACATGGTCTATCACCTTACGTGCCATGCCGACCTGGTGTACGTGCTCGTCAAATATATAAGGCGTAATACCCCACTCTGAAGCTTTCCATAGTACACGGCGGATATGCTCCTCATAGTCTGCACGCATGTGTTCCTGTTCTTCCCTTACACCGTCAAATGTAACGATGATCTCACTGTGTGGAAGATGGTGTCTAACGCTGTTAATCGTCTCTTCAATGATTGATATATCTGGGTGGCTCTTAATTGGTGATACAGGAATAATTACAGATACATTTTTGTCATTAGTACCTTGCATATCAAATCCGAGAGAGTGCATCTGATTTAATAAAAGATTCTTCATCCATATTTTATATTTGATCCATGACTCTTGAACTTTATTGTTAACATTGGGGTATTGGGCTAGTAACTCATTTGTATAACCTGGTAAGCTAGACCAATCAGATATTGTTGTGAGCTCGATCCT